TGCTCCATTTGAAAAAATAGCAGTACCTTTGCACCGCTAAAACGAGATTCGGGGTGTAGCACAGTTGGTTAGCGCGCCACGTTCGGGACGTGGAGGCCGGAAGTTCGAGTCTTCTCACCCCGACTCGATGTGGTCTAACTTGTTAATTTCTATCAAGTTAGGCCACTTTTTCAAAAATAGCCGGGACAAAAACGGGACAAATCAAATTGGACGTTATTGGCCCTTTTATCAACACAGGTGGTGTTTCGCAAGAAATGTCATCAAAAAAAATGTTGACTCCTCGCAATCCCCAAAAAAACTTTGTATTGCCGTACAAGCATGGCAATACCGACTATGTAAAGCAGTTTACCTTGCCAGTTCTACGCGAAGGAACTGAATGGTACATTGAGTTTTATTGCTTCGATCCCGCACAAGGGAAGCTGCGGCGTAAGAAAATCAAGATCAACAGAATCAAATCGATTGGCAAACGGCGCTCCTACGCCCGCGAGGTCATGGGCAGGATCACCACCCAGCTGCAGCGGGGGTGGAATCCCTGGATTGCTCAGGACATCGGCGACCTGCATTTATTTTCTGATGTGTGCGATTCCTATGAGCGATACATTGATAAGATGTACTCCAGCGGGAACTATCGCAAAGAGACCTATGTCGGTTACAAGTCATACCTCCGCAATCTGCTGGGATACATCGATGAGCATCCCATATATTATATGTATCAGCTTGACCGGGCTTACATCGTGGAGTTCCTGGACTACATTTTCATCGACCGTGATAACGGTGGCCAGACCAGAAACAATTATCTTTCCTGGCTGAGCAACTTCTGCGGTTGGGCAGTAGACAAGTGCTACTTGACAACTCGCCCAACAGACGGTATTCCTTATATCGACAAAAAGCACCTGCGCAAGAAGCGCCAGGTGATTCCCACAAACATCGTCAAGCAGATATCAGTATATCTGAAACAGAATGATCCTTACTTCTTGTTGGCTTGCCAGCTTCTTTATAATTGTTTCATCAGGCCTGTCGAGATGACAAGGTTGAGGGTTGGCTGGATTAATATAAAAGCAGGAACTATCACCATCCCAGCAGATGCAGCCAAGAACCGAGAGACCCAGGTGGTCACCGTTCCAAAGAAGGTGCTTGCTCATGCTATCGAGCTGGGCACCTTCCATGCCGCCAGTCAGGATTTCCTTTTTTCCATTGACTTGCGGCCAGGTGACCACCAGGTTGACCCAGTCATCTTCAGGCATCATTGGGGAGTGGTTCGAAAGGCGTTGAACTTACGCCCGGAATGGCAGTTCTATTCTTTGAAGGACACCGGTATCACCGAGATGCTGGACAAGAACATTGCCAGCATTGCCGTCAGGGATCAGGCACGGCACAGTTCCTTGGCTATCACCGAGGTCTATACCCGTCACCTGCAGAGAGCCAACGAGCAGGTGCTGTCCTGGGAAGGTTCACTCTAAGATCCGCCAGAAGGTGCCCTTCTTCATTTGGCTCATTCCGTTCTCAGTGACATCGGTCTTGATGGAGCTGCAGAGGTATTTCTTTCCCCGGATGATGAAGGTTGCCCTAACGTCGGGCAATCCCTCCATCAGGAAGGAAAACTCGTATTTTTTGCGGTTGTCGATATGGATTGTCTGCTCAAGATTTGCACCTTGGCCATACAGGTTACTATTTATGCGAAGGCTGGCATTGTGGCCACTCAGCTTCAGAAAGTATGTCCAATTAAACTCCTTTGTGTAGGAGTTGTACGAGAAAACCGTAATCATTTTATATTCATCGAGGAAAGGTTGTGGCAGGTAATAGTTGCCAAACCCTTGCTCGTTGTTGTTATAACCGAACCAGAACCCCACCTGCAGGGATGAATAATCCGTCTTTGAACCATCGTCTCCAGCCTGGATGATCTGGAAGCGTCGAGACTGCAACACCTGGTCCCATTCGACATCCCCTTCAGCACCACTCTGATTTCTGTTGTTGCTCTTATAGGATTTGTATGATGTCGATTCGTTATCCAGCTCTCCAGCGTCAAAGAATGGCAGGAAGCCATTCCCGATATCATCCATCCACACAGGGATAATGCCGATTTCCTCCTTGCTCTCCCAGTCATCCGCATCAAAGATCCTGTCGCCGTATGCGTTCAGAGGCAACAGCCAGCAGAAATTCACATAGTCCCAGGGATAGCCATTGCCCTGATACTTCTGCCGGTCTATTGAATACAGCACGAAGTAGTTGTCAACATCTGCGACATGGAACACCCAATCAACCACATCACCGGCAAAGAACGAGATATCACGTGAATTGAGCCATGTTCTGAGGTCTTCCAGCGTCTCAAATTCCATTGAATAGACACTGTTCTTATGGAAATACCAGTAACAAGAATAGATGTTGGACATATTGTGGCCACCATCGGCATAGCCCAAGTTTCGCAATGCGTGGTATTGGCTGTCATCATCCTTAGAGAGGGTGGCGGTGAATTCATCAACCACTTCATCAATGGCGACTATGCCGGCATTCACAACATTTTCGTTGCTCCACGAAAATGATATAGTCTTCTCTTTGTGGTTGATGTCAAACTCGCAAAGCATCAGTTTCTCCAGATGCTCGAAAAGTTCGTTTACGGACCAGTGTGGCAATGTGTCCTGCCAGTTGCATTCGCCCCAGGCATAAGGAAGGGAATTGAAGGAGTACAGGTAATAGAAATCACTATTCCTCCATCCTTCAGCATTGAGCGTGTAGCCCAAGGCTTGGCAAATCAGTTCCACAATCTTATAGAGGCGGATCTGCAGGGAGAGACCCGTCACGACTTCGGTATCATCATCATCATCCTGATTGACATGCCACTTGAAGACCCAGGAGGTGGCACCCGTTGGGATGACATCCACCCTATTCTGCATGTTACCGCTGGAGGCGTTCACCCAAGGAAGTGCGATGATATCATCTGCAGCCCAAGCCTCCTCAGGAGATTTTGATACAGCTGCTTGTGTATGGTCATTCCTGCCTCCCCTGGTTCCTGCATATCCTGTGCGACCTGCACGGCGGCGTCCTCCACCGCCAGAGGTCCCGCCTCCATTGCCCTGATGCTCATTCAAATTGTTCGGCACCCATCGAGGAATCAGCCCCAGATCCAGCTCATTGATGAAGGTATCATCAAACGAGGGGTAGAAGTTCTGGAAGCTCCGCCCAGCGATAAACTGGACTTTGGCCATCGTGTCCGTGATTGAGGTCAACACCACGGCACCAGACTTGTGCCACCCATCGGCAATGATCTCGGCATCGAAGTAGATGGTTTCGATGTCGGCATCCTTGCGATTGACGTTGCCGAAGATCTCGGCATTCTCCCGGCAATCAAGGGGCAATTCAATGTTCATTGAGTAGTCATCCCTATCATTGAACAGCCTGTTGTCCGAATGATATTCAAAGCTCGAGCCCTGTTTAATGGCGGCAGGTTTCCCGGATATAATCAGATTCATTTCCTTTTGGATTTAGGAAGGGTGTTATTTTGAAGCCGTTGATACTCGTCTTGAGCCTGCTTGATGCCGGTGTCTCCAGTGACGGTGTTCACGGTGACAAACGGTTCGTCAAGACGTTGGCCAAGACGCTCCATGGTGTCGCCATAGCGTCCCATCACAGCGACCATGGCGGTCATCGTGCGCTGCATCGATCCATCTCCAGCCGCACCGGCAATAATTGTTGGTGCGGTGACGGATCTGGACACGTCTGCAGGGGAGAGGCGTCCCACCGTATTTGTGCGCTGAGCATAGTCCAGCGCCTCAATGGCAGCACGGGTCTGAGGATTCTTGAGCAGTTTTTGTGATGCCACCCATTCGCCTGCGTGGACGATGCCGACAGGCTGGTCAGGTCGCCCATCAGGGGTGAAGCCACCCTGCGAGTAGCCCTGAGCCAAGGAGGCAGCCTGTTGTTTTTTGATGGCCGCAATCTGGATGCCACCAGCTGCTACTGCCATGGCAGCAGCGATAGGTCCCCAGATCATCGTAGGCGCAGGAGCAGTTGCATAGGCTCTAATTGCAGCAAGCGCCGTTTCGGCCACTGCCGCAATCACCTGCTGGGCAAACTGTCGTTTAGTCGCTTCAGCTTTTAACTTTGCTTCCTCTTTCTGTTTCTTGCGCTCGATCTGCTTCACCATATAGGCATTACCTTCGGCCATGGATATCTCACGCTCATAGTATTTTTCCAGCCTGGCCGTACGGAGTTCGCTTTCGGCTTCGGCCATCTTGCTCAGGCTGTCGAACACTGAGGCGATGGAGGAATACATCGACTTGAGCATTTCCCCGTATTTCTCCCAGGTTCCCTCACCGAACAGTTTGTCTAGCATCTTTCCAATAAACTCCTCGAGGGACTGAGCCTGTTTCCCGGTCTCGCCATAGATTTCCTCATACAGCTTCTTTATGGCTGCAGCATGGCGCTTTTCGATGTCAGTCCTCTTTTCAGCATTATCTCCGGCTTTGGCCAGCTCCTGCTTATAGACTTCATCGATGAGCAGTTTCGCCTCAGCATAGCGGCGGTCTTTCTGCTCTTTGTCGGACAGATAGTAGGTGTCGTAGATCTTGGTCAGCTCCTCCTGGTGCTTCTTGACGGCCGCCTCATATTCCTTTTGGCGCTTCTGCTGGTCAGACACCAATCTTGCTCGGTACTCGTCTTCAGCTTTCTTGCGTTCCTCGGTACCTTCACGAGTGATATAGGTAAGCGCGCGCATGTGAGCCATCTCGATATTCTCCAGCTCCATGTTGTAGGTCTCAGTGGTGATGCGCTTCTGCAGGTAGTCATCCTGGATCTCTCGCTTCAAGTCCTCATAGGCTCTGTTTTCTTCTTCAACAGTCCACTTATCATATTGCTCTTGTTGCTTCTTTTGTGCCTCCAAATACTCGGCTTGGATGGTTACACGTTCGTTGCCCTCGAGATCATCATGCTGGAGGCGCAAACCGTGATATAATGTTTCTATCTCCAGCATTCTATTAGTGTATTCCTCATAATCTTTCTCACCCTTCAACCAAGCAATCTTATTAAGGGCGATTTCCCTCTCTCGCCAAGATTTCTCTTGAGCGAACTTGTCAGGCTTTACAGTGCTTCCTCCGCTGGATCCAGATTCACCGCCACTTGATGAATAACCACCACCTCCATAATCCATCGCAGTACCTATAGCAGCATCGATGTCACTTTCATAAGGAGCCCATTTTCGTTTAACTCGCTCTTCATGGACCCGAGTGCTGACATATTGCCGAATATAGGCTTCCATCGACCTCTTGATTTCATATTCCCCTGCAGGTCCACCCACACCCTCAATAAAACCTCCTGTATGGGCGGTTTTTTTATAATTAGCATAGACCTTATCCATCAGTTTTTTCGCATCGCGAGTACCAGCGGCATAGGCTTCATCTGTAGCCTCTTTCAGCCAAGAACTTGTGACTGGAGATCCAGCGCCTGAAGCGGCGGCGCCAAATTCAGAGAGTCTTTGTGCTTCCCAATTATAACGAGGACCAACCTTGTCTTGCAGGTCTTTTTCTTTAGCCTCCAGCAGCAATTTGGCTCGAAGGTGTTTCACCACTTCGGCATAAGCCGCAGCTACTTCCTGGGCAGTTGACTTCTCACTCAGAAGATTGGTCAGATATGGTCTGAATTTATTGTTAAATTCATGAATTAGAGCATTACGTTTTCCACTACCAATGTTCTCAGCATTGATAGCATCCGTAAGACGCTTAACCGATGCGGTTTCTTCACCAATTTTGCCCTCAACATCGTGGATGGCATTTGCCGTTTTTTTAGCCTCTTCTCTCAGACGAACCTGTTCCTCTCTTGTGTTCTTTATCTTTGTGTATAATCCATAAAAGAGAGTTCCCAACGTAGCAACGGCAGAAATCAATACCCCCAAAGGATTCGTTTTTGTGAGCATATGAAAAGCCACATAGGCAGCTTTCATTTTATTGATATGTCCCGTAACAGCAAAGATTACTATTTTGGTCGCCAACAACGTTGTTCTCCATCTTACCGTAAATGCTTCAGTCAATACTAACCAATAGTATTGAGCCCTAAAGGCGATAGTACTTGCTTTCACAGCAATTGTGTGGGCAATAATTCCAGCAGTAGCAAGTGCAATGGCACCCTTGTATGCAACAAAGAAGTCCACTAATGCTGCAATGGTTTTCATCATTGCAGCTGAAGATGTTATTGTATATTTCATCACTGGGGCCAACTTTTCACCCAGGGTGATTGCCATTTCATTGAAATGCTTTTTCGCTTTTTCCAGTCCAGCCTGCACAGTATTGTTCTGTACATTAAACTCCTTGTCAATAGAAATAGCTTCACTGAATGCCTGATTCGCTACTTCTTGCTGGTTTTTGACTTCATTAATATGTGTAGCAAGAGTTGACAATGCAGTAATGGCACGGGCACCATTCTCACCCATATCCTTGAACATCGGTGAAAGAACATCCATACCACCTGCTTTATTAAGGGCTTCTAAGAATTGGATCAACGCTGCATTCGCATCTTTTTTCAGCAGCTCTGTAAACTGCTGGATATCTAAACCAGCGACTTTGGCATATTTTGCAGGCTCACGATATAGACGAACGATAACCTGCGACAAAGCAGTGGAAGAGGATTCAACTTTTTGATTGTATGAGTCAAGTACGGCACCAAAGCCCATAATCTGCTGAGTAGTCATGCCTGCCTGAGCACCAACACCTCCAAGACGGCTGGCGAACTCTGCAAGATATGCAGCTGAAGCAGTAGAATTCTGAGACAATTCGTTAATGACAGAACCCACAGATAGCAGTGATTTCTCAACGCCCAAACGTTGACGATCGCCAAATATGTCTGTCAGTTTCGACAAGGTTAGCGTGGCCCCCTCACCCAATTCATTGAGGGCAACATTAATCTTATCAGCAGCACGAACAAAACCCATTACATCTTCCTGACTCTGCATACCCAGACGGCCAGCCTCTTGCGCCAGTTGATTCAATCCAGCTCTGCTTGTACGGGTGTCCATCTTCAGGAATTCGTCATTGAGTGCAGCTACTTGTTCTGCTGCCATCCAAGTGTATTTCCTGACATTGGCCATTTCTTGGTCAATTTCAGCATATGCTTTGACGGCCTGTCGTGCGGTCAAAGTAATACCTGTAATGGTGGCCATCACTGTTTGAATGGCTGTTCCCCATTCAAACATCTTTTTGGCAAATCTATCCCACAATGACGTCTGTACTTTAGCTTCCTTATTGATTTTGGCAAGTTCCTCTTTCACAGCTCGGATTTTTCGCTGATGTTCGTCCCAAGCCCTGCTTCCACGCTCAATGTTATCTAACTCAGATTTCAGTTGCTTCAGGACTTTTTTCAGCTCATTAGGTGTGGCTTTATCAAGACGATGCATCACCTGTGTCACATTGGCCACGCCGGATTGGATCCTACCGAGTTCTTTTTCGGTATCAATCATCTTTTTTCGAACATCCTGCCACTGTTTTGAGTTCACACCTAAAGATTTATCAGTTGCAATCCTATAGAGTTCGTTTCTATAATCAATGACATCTTGCTTAAGTCGCTTTATCTCACTTTCTGCTGGCTTACCATTGACATAAAGAGTCGTTGTTGCTGTGCTGTTATAATCACTCATATCTTTGTCAAATTGTTTATGACAAAGATACATGACTAAGTCATAAGCATAAAAGACAAGCGACAGATATACTGCCGCCGTCTGTTTTCAAATAATAAGTTTAGTTTCGATTCAACCAATTTTATCAATCCATTTCTCCCATAATAGCTGTTCATTCTCGGGAGGTTCTTTGCCTGTAATAGCATAATAAGCTCTTTTCATCCAGGACCAAACCACAGCCATTACAGCCCAGAGGAACAAAAGAAGAACCATGCCAGCAAATAGACAGAATAAGAGTATTACTATGCCTGAAAGAACTGATAAAACTGACAAGCTTCCCAGTCCTAACATTGATAGCAGATCTCCTATGAATTCAAACAGTGACATAATTCTTTGTTTTTATAATTATTCTGCAAAAATCATGCCATGCTTCACTTTACCTCTATCGTGATCGGCTGGCCGCAGTGAGGACATAACAGCTTTGTCCCATCATTAGAAACAACTACTGGATCCGCAAACAATTGCCACAATGGGACATCGAGGGCTGCAGCTATCTTTTCAGCGGTTTCTATCAACATTTTTCCTTGAACCTGCCTACTTAACGCTTGACGGCTAACGCCGAGAGTTTCAGCCAACTCATTCAAGGTGATACCTCTCTCTTTCAATATTTCTTTTACGCGTGTCATAATTGTCTGCAAATTTACATTAAAAGCACCAATGTAAATAGTATTATTTGCAAAATAATGTTAAATGTAATAATTTTATTGTCTTATATTTGTTTCATGTAAATAATTCTATTTACCTTTGCAGTGCTTACACATCAACAAGTCGTCTCGAAAGAGCCATTTTTTCGGAAGGCAGTCAGCCTCAGTTCCGTTGCTACGAAAAAGCCGAACCCTCCCCTGGGAACGGCTTTTTTGTTTCAAGAACAGGCGACGCTCCCGCGCAGCCTGCCCTGTCAAAAATTATGTCTTAAACAAACAATTCAATGCGTTTGATAGTAGCGGCTGTTCCGGCGCATCTTGTCAGCGTCAAGGGCATCGCTCACCATACCCAAGAACTCGCGCCCAAGGGAATCCGCCATGAACTCCTTCAGATTCATGAATGAGGCGTAGAACTTGCGTGACATCCATGGTCGTTTCTGGCGCACCTTGGATCTTCCGATATCGCCTGGGTTGCCCCTAGGCGTTTCTCGACCCGTACCATAGTTCTGCCACAGACCATATTCGAGGAAGGACTGTGAGAGGGTGATGGCTGTGATTTTGTCATTCTTGTCACATCGGATGCCGATGGGCGACTCCAGCAGTTGCCCGGTATCGATCACGCCAAGCAGGATGATCTGCTCTTTCCATATCTTGACCATCGTATCGTTGAACGCATTGATGTATTTCTCGCGTTCCTGGATGGCTTTTTCCTCGGTCAGCTCAGCCATTCTTCAGGACGATAGACAAGGTTGGTATAGACATCAAAGCCGATCTGGAAGTAGGCACAGGCCGTTCCCATGGCAAAGTATTGCTCGATCTCCTGGAACGAGACACGAGGATCCAGATAGATAAAGCCCTCCTGGATGCGTGTGCGCTCTTTAAAAAGGACGCTCATCATCTGCCGGAAGATCTCGCGCATCTCGTCCATGCACGCCTGGCGCGCCTTCATATCGTTCAAGGCATGGCGTTTCATCATAAACACCGTTTTGACGCGCCTGGTATGAGGTGTATTGTTCATCTCAGTGTAGCCCGGGGAAATGTCGCTCACGCACACAGCAGCGGTCGCTGTCTGAGCCTGGTTGATATACTCCTCCAGGCCATCCAGTCCGCTCACCTGGGCGAAGCTGTAGCCCTTTTGCTGAGCCAACACGTTAGTTTCCACCAAACGGCGGAAATAGCTCGTTGCGTCCCAGTTATAGTTCTTATCAATGTTTGCCATATTTACGGTTGAATTCTTCGGCCTCCCTGGCCAGTGCGTCAAGTTCGGTGAGAGCCCGCCATGTGTCCATGGCCAGCACCTCTTTCTCTTTAGTGATATCTCCTTTTGTCAAAGCTCGGATCTGGGCATTCATCGCCTCCTGCAGCTGTTGGCCAATAGACTTTGAATTGCCCAACAGGTTGCCGTCCGTCGGAGTCGATGCCGCCACAAAGAAGTTCGGGAACTGCTTGCTGAAATAGGCCTTCAGCGATGTCCACCAGTAGAAGACGTTCAGTTTCTCTGCCTGGCCGAACATCAGTTTATCGCTGCCATAGAGCAGCTGTCCCATTTCATTGAGCAGGTCGTGCCTGGTTGTATTGAGAAATCCCTGGTACAGGTTCTCGAGATACAGATAGTCCTCAAACGGCACACCATTCAGCATCGCATCAACGGCTTCCTGTTTCTTGATTACCGATATCCTTACAGGTTTATCAGAGATATCCTCAATCCATTTGAGCGAACGGATGGCGTCTGTTATAATCTCAACCGTGGTATAGAACTCATTCTTACCCTGCTTGATGAGGTAGCCGTCGCCATACTGGCACACCACACTCAGTTTGCCCCATCTGAACAGGCAATAGGTACGAATCTGAGCGCCGGACAGGTTGTCGGCGATCAGACCATAGACATAGTAGAGCTGCTGGTCGTCCAGCTCTTGCCATGACTTGGGCATTGTGAGGTGGATTACTGGAGTCATGATCAGAAGAAGTAACCGGATGAATTCTTTTTATTCTTGAACACTGTAGGCTGGAGGTAAAGCTTTGCTGTTTCGCTAGTCGGCCACAGAGGGAACAAGTCTCCATTGTTGCGGATGTAGTTCACGATGCGGTCCAGGTTCCAGTGGTTGCGGTTATTGCCACGAAGCTCATACAGCACACAGGAGCGCACCTTCAGGGCGACCTGGAACACCGTAGCGTTCTCGCCGGTAATCAGGACCTCGCGCAGCTGCTGCATCACCTCAGGGCTGATCCACCTCTCGGCGATGGCATCCTCAATCGTGATGGCCCGTTCTCTCAGCTGCAGGAACTGGTCCCATTGCTGTCCCTCACGGTTACGGTCCATGACCGACAACACGCAAGTCTTCGGTTCCTGCAGCAGGGACATAGCGAACCACCCAAAGCGTTCAGTGTTTCTCCAGTCCGACCTTTTGAACAGGTCAAGCAGCAGCATGTTGATGAAGTTGTCACGCTGCGCGGCCATCTGCTGGATAAGTCTTTCGATGCGTTCTTTGCTGGCTGGAGCCACGTTGCTGTTTGACACGATGCCGAAGCCGTTAGGAGTGAGCACGACATCCAGCGAAGGGATTGCCCGGCGCAGCGTATCGGCCACAATCAGCGATGCCAGATATCGCCATGTGTCTGAAGAAGGCTCCGCAGCTATCGCATCCAGGACTTCAGACCCGGTGAACGTGTCACGGACCCAAGATTCCGACAGCTCCAGCTGGTGTGCCAACTTCTCAAAAAGGGGCTTTTCTCCCTCCACGGTCACTACCACGTTGGGAATCATTGCCATCAGGATATTGTTACTCGTTACTACCTTCATCGTTATTCTTGTTAGAGGGTTTCACTTGCTTAGCATCAACGCCTTCATCGAGCGTCGTGAGCTGGATGAACGGCACTTCAGGTTTAACGCCCTTCCAGCCGTTGAACTTGATGATGATGCGATGCACCAGGAACATCAAGTCATGATAGGGTTTCTGCAGGGCTTGGGCTATGGTGTAGAGCTCGCGCTTATCGCTTCCGCTGTTATTCATCTGCGACTTTCCGGGTACAGAGCCAACGAGGTTGCTGTGCACCTGGAATGTGAAGCAGATCATGTTGACCGACTCCTGGATATCGCTCTCCCAGTCGCCGCCCTCCTTCTTGTCATCGACACGCGTGATCATCACCTCGTGATTCTCCTTACCGTCTGGAGAAACATAGAAGTTGGCAAACCAGGTTTTGCCGGAGTTCTCGGCGCCGCTCAGGAAGTCCAGGATCTCATTCTTGATGGCCACGATCTTCTCCTGGCGCTTCTTCGGGTCGGTAATGCCTTCCTGCCTGAAGATGCGTTCAAAGTACTTATCCGATATCTCCACCAGGTAGCGGATGGGGGATGCGTTCTGGATCTTCGACTTCTTGGCCAGGGCGATGAGCCGTTTGATGTCATACCAGTTACTCTTGAACAGGGCAGCCCAGTATGGAATCGGGTAATAGGTGTGGTCGCTGGTCGGCATCCTCGTGACGACAGCGAACTTCACTTCCTTATTTTTAGGATCCTTGAGGCGTTCCAGCAGGTCGCTCCAAGGATTCTGCTCATTAAGCAAAGGGATGACCTCGATATCCTTGATGGTCACTTCATCGCGCCAGGGACCGTAATAGACCTTATCGATCACGCCGGTTTTCTCGTCGGCGCGCGAGAAACGGCAATAGCAAGCCTCCTTGCGGATAAGTCTCGAGATGCGTTTGCGGTCCTTGCTCAGGATGATGACACTGATGGAAAATCCCCAGTGTTTCATATCCTGTGCCACTCCCAGGAAGTATGAAGGCAATGAGTTTTCCAGCATCCACTCCTCCACATCGTCGGTCACCTTCTTGCTGGCGCCGTCGGTATTATACTGCAATCCGCTGCCATAGCACATCTGCGCGTTCCACATCAGGCACGTCGATACCGTCTCATCACTCTCGATTAGATCCATAATGTTATAGGGCATACGATTGTCCCTTCCCCATGGCATGAAGTAGTTCTTTTCGTCGAGTTTTATGGCATCAATCTTCTGCTCACGGAACACGCTGCCGCTGTCAATAAGGAAAGCAGCTTTGGCTTGCACCCCGGGTATGTCGTGGATGCTCGGCACCATGATTCTCTCGTATTCTTTTTTCTGACTCATAGGTATATGGTTAGTCCGTTTATCTTATACAGGCACACATCCCTGATGGTGCGGATCTGGCGACTTGCCAGCAGTTTGATATTGTGGGTGCCGGAGCGGAAATTGTAGCTCAGGCCCACCACATCATGCAGCGTGATCAGCTCGGCATCCTTCGTCCAGAAGGTGATATCCACCGGATCTCCAGACTCCAGCATCTTTCTCGCTGTGGATATATGTATCGACTTGGCCATGATCAATCGAATTGGTAGCTGAAGGGAGGTTTCACAAAGATGTTCACATCTGCTGCAGCAATATCGATATCGTCACGGGCATCGTCTCGCTGCCAGGTGAATTTCACGGTGTTCATTTCTGCAGCATCGTCGCTGATGGAGGTTTCGCCATCAGTGACCAGGATGGGCTTGCCGGCAATCCAAGCCTCAGGCGAAGTCACCAGCTGGGACAGCCAGCTGGCCACTTCCAGCGGTAGCGGAGCAGTCTCCACTTCATGCGTCACCGTCACGTCAAGGTCATAGAGTGTCGCACGCCTGGCCACCTGGGCGACCTTGCGGCCGTCCTTGGTCTTCGTCGTGGTGACACAGTTCAGCCAAGCCGTCTCCAGAACGCCAAAGCAGTTCTTGAACACGAACTCGGCATTAGCGGGAATCGCCGGCTTATAGTAGGTCATCGTGCGTCCTCCGACATTGATGGCCACCGCCAAGACTTCCTCCACTGTCGGATTCGCTGCCACGACTGCAGCCCGCAGGTCAACAATATTCCACGAGATACGTTGTATCAGTGCAGTATTGGCGGGAATGGCTGCACAGTAGCCATCAAGGGTCACTACACGCACTTCACCAGTTGACAGGCGGCAGGTTGCCGACACAAGAGGTGTTATTGCCACAGTGGACAGATTAACGAAGCTCAGGAATTCTGTTTCATTAGTTCCTGGCAGTGTCTTGCTGTCGATGGTCGTCAAGAAATGATCTTGGAGCCAGCCAGCGCAATCTTCATCCATATTATTTGAGCAATAATAGACATGCAGATTCTTAAATCTGCCAAATACTCCTGCACCCGGTTCCTTCCATCTGGCATACATATCCACTTGCGCCATTCCATGGTTACGCATCCATCGTTCTACAGACTCACGAACTTCCCACAGTCTGACCCTTCCATTCACAGCAGCCAGATGAGCGCTCAGGATGGGCTCGTCATTACCCACCTTGCAAAGCATCACGTCCAATGAGTCACAGTCCGTCTCCCATTGCAGATCGGGCAGCTGGCTCGTGAAGTAGTAGTCGCGCAGGGTATTATTTATTATGGATGTTGCCATGGACACAAAATTATTTACTTCTCCGTTTCTACAAAAAGACAAACCGAGCGCACCTTTTAGGGATGCGCTCGGCGCGATGATCTGCAGGACGGCATCAAAGCCCATCACAGATGGCCACCCGCTTGCCAGCCCTCACCAGCTTGGGCAGGTACGTATCGAGGGCATGGGCAGGAAAAGCGGTGTAAACCACTGGCTTGTTATAGTGGAATATCTCATCGACACGAGTAACCACGAGGCCGCAAACATCTGCCACCACTTCGGCATCCTCATTCATGGCCGTGTAGAAATCGCCATTGCGGAAAAGCAGGATGCAATCGGGGTGCTTTTCCCTCATTTCATTGTATTGCTTTATCAGTGCTCGGTGCGTGCTCACTGCCTCTGCCTCAGGGGACAGCTCGGCGGCGGGGGCATCGCCCGCCTCTTGGGCGGGCTGCTCCTGCTGTGCTGCCTTCACCTCGGCCATCAGCTTGTTATAGATGGCCTTCGGGATCACTGCGCCAGTGCGCTTGCGCAGGATGAACGCATACCGTAAAGCCTTGAGCGGTGCATCCTCAGCGAAAAAGAAGCCATCGCTCTTTACATTGTCCTCACTACGGTACACATGCCACATCATTGCACCACTCTTTACCTCACGCTTGCTTGCTAAAATCAGATTTGCCATAATTCAAAAATTTTAATGGATTAAAAACTATCTACGCATAAATACACATTGCAATAACTCACCTGCAGACCTTCAGCCATGGCCATGTCTGCAGCCTGTTCGCTGGCCTCCTGTTCGCTGCGGGCATCCACCTCATAGGTGTGGCTCTCATTGTCGAAGTCCACGACCTCAACCATGTAATTATTGTACTTGGAAGAGCGGTAACCCTTCTTTACTCTTTGGCTCTCAGCTTGAACGGGAGAACCCAGGAATGATATGTTATAAGAAGCTGTCATAATAAATGAAATTTTAGATGTTAATAATCATTGTCCATGTTGTCGCGTATAACCTTTTTACGGTGCTTTTCAAGTTGGCAAGGTAAGTGACCGGGGGCAAGGCTTTCCATGGGAAATACTACCCTGCAGGGGATGGAGATTTTTCATAGGAAACTGTGCATGGCCTTGCAGGGTAACTGCTTGCACTAACTTTGCAACGGAAAAAGTCAGGAGCGACTTGGACAATATGACAGCTGAAATTTATTATGGCGGCGTCCCATGGCATTCCTCTCCAGTCAAGCAGAGAGGCATACAAAGACAGCAGCGGTGGTTACGCTCACGCGCCACCACCGCCTCAGATTATTGACATTTTAATCTTTCTTCTTATGAAAAAATCAATACTTATGATTACTGTATTCCTACGATAGAGTAGTTACTCGTCATCACCGACTGCGGGAACTTTTCGCACCCGATATACAGCGTATCAAAGGCATCAGTGCCATCGGTACGGTGCTCGAGCAGATCTTCTTCGCTCTCGGCCAGTTTCTCGCCCGACTTGTTTTTGCGGAAGCCGTTGCGCCCGCGTTCCACGCCTGCAGTCTGAACCGCCAGGATGAGGTCATCGTTATTCTGGCGGTTGAAGAACGGCATCAGGCGCTGTTTCCCTGCAAAGCCCCGGTTGATGAGCAGGTATTTCTCATCATGGCGCATCGGGGGGCCAAGATACACGTCTTCCACTCTCCAGCCGCGCAGTTCAAACTCGTGGACGATCACCCAGTGGAAGTCCTGCTCGTTCACAGCATAGTTTGATCCAAGGGCCGTCGCATCATAGTAGAAGACCACCGTCTTCTCGCGATGATGCATATAATAGGCGCAGAACTCGCTCACCAGCTCGGGCAGTTTCCTCTCGTATTTCACATAGAAGGACTTCAGCACGAGCAGTTTCTTCCCTCTCGGCTGTCCGGCAACAATCCAGTTGATGTTGGCATTATAGTCCATCCCGATGCAGATGGGCGCATCAGGATCCACGTCCCGGTCGGCACGGCTGTCCAGTGCCGTCGGGTCGGGGTACCAGCCTAGGGAGTCGAGATATTCAAAATCGCTGGCGTTATACTTGTGGCCCTCACGCATCGACGAGTAAAAACCATCCTTAGCGATGCCTATGCGTTCACACAGGATCGATGTCCTGAAGGTCAGCGGCGTCAAGTCGCGCTTCATCTGCTTGATGTAGTTTTCGCCCAGCAGCTGCAGATTCTCGATTGAGGAGTATTCCTTATAATATACTGCCACGCTGCGCATCCGGTTCAAGTCACGGTCCAGCAGCCGCAGCCTTCCCTGCAGGTAGCCCGGAACGGGTTTACCTGCAGCAATCATTTCCCGGATCCGCTGCTTCGTGTGCCAGATTTCCCAGAGGGTCCCCTTGATGGTCTCTATCAGTTCCACATCCATCTTCTCGCGGTAGTGGAGGAACCAGGAGCCTTTCTGTGTCTGGGGCATATCACTCAGCACCATCACCGCGTGGTTGAAGCTATGCTTGCCAAAGTGGCTCTTGATGCCGCCGTTGGCAGGAAACACCTCATCCTTCAGCTTGTTGTAGTCGATAAACTTTGCCTCATCCACCAGCACCCACGAGAGCGTCAACGAGTTTGCCGCTCCCGGGCGGTCCTGGCTCAGGATGATGGCGACAGATCCATTGTAGAAGCTGATGACATGTTCATAGTATTTCGGATCGATGATGGGGCAGGCAAAGGACTTTGGAGGTCGTTTGCCAACGACATAATGGACCCCCTCGATGAACCCCCACCGTTTCCAAGCCGCCAGCAGTCCAGGGATGGTGTTCGTCAACCCATGCCTGAAGGTCGGCACCACGATGCCTCCCGTGCTGCCAGGCATGCGCTGCATGTTCCTCAGCCCATACGGTGCAGCGATTGAATCTGTCTTGCCGGTACGACGGCCAGCCACGATGACCGTGGTATTGGCACCGATGAGCTGCGTCAGCCGTTGTGGCTTATTGAAGTATATCGGCTTGGGTGCTTTCATCTGCTGGTTGAATTGTCTGGAACAGTTCATTTTCCTCGAGGTCGGCTTCCTCAAACTGCACATCCTCGATGTCAATGGTCTCCTTGCGGTATTTGTCGATCATGTCTTTGATTCGCTGCTCGATATTCTTGATCGGAGTGATGCCCAGCACACTCGGGTCATTGGTGGCAGTGAACGGTTGGACGACGATCTGGTCATACGGCATGACCTGTTCGTCCTCCAGATCCACACGGTTATACTTAGCATAGGAGGAAGCCGCCCTCTCCATGGTCTTCGTGTCCTTGCGTTTCTTCGCCATCTGGTATGTCTCAAGCAGCATCTGGTTCGCTTTCCAGCGGTGAAAATCACGGCTGGAGCTCTGCAGGGCGGGCAAGAGCTGCTTGATGATAGCCAGGTCGGCATAGATGGCACGGTCAGTCAAGCCGGTACGTCCCGTGAACTCATCCACAAACTGTCGGTCGGGCAGGTCAGGATTCGAGATCACCCACTGATACTCGGCACGGATGCGCATCAAGCGAGCTATCGTCACCGCATCGTAGCGGTCCTGTAACTCGCTCTCGCTTGTGAATAAATCCACCTTGCAGACTTCTATGATCTTCGGCAGCGACATGTAAGGTTAGCTTGTAAGGATAGCTTGTAAGGATAGCTTGTAAGGATAGCTTGTAAGGTTACGGCGTGTCACGTAAATGGCGACTTTGCCGCCGTCCCCCGTTTCATTCAATCACGCCCAGTTCTTTGAGCTCGTTGGTCATCTTCTCAGTGGGGTTAATGACCAGGGCATAATTGTCGGCCAGCTGCTTCTTCTGTTCCTCGGTCGGGTTTCGGCGATAGCGTCCCTTGTTGAGGTTGATGATGTTGCAGGCCTTCTTGCTGGCGGCACGGGCGTCCAGGTTCTGCTCGACAGTGCCTTTCTCCAGGTCGAAGTCGTCATACTTCTGCCAGTTCTCGTGATACTGCTTGTCCAGCTCGATGAGCTCCTTCAGGAAGGGATAGCGGTCACCGTCAAGACAGGGGATGTTCTTTCCTGCGGCAGCCTCCTCCAGCAACACCAGCTTGCCGTGGAGCATCCTCATGCGCTGCATGATGCCCAGGTTCTCCACATAGGCTGCCTGGATTTCCTCAGGCAGCACGTCATGGTCGGCACGCTTGCCGGCCTTGAACTCGTTAGCGGGATTCTGCTCATGCAGGGATCGCGACTTGGCGATTTCCTTCACCTGGGCGCGCATCTGCTCCACCTGCTCGTGGTCCACCTGGTTCACGCGGTACTCGAGACGCTTCTGCAACTCGGCCTCGAGCGCCTTGCCCCACTTGTGGGGAAACATGATGATGTTGCGGTACATCACCTTGTTGCGGTTCAGCTTCAGCAGCAGCGTGGCACCCTCCTGGATGTTGCGCTGTTCAGCCGGGGTCTCCAGCCATTGCTGGATGCGGCGGGTCAATTTTTCGTCAACTTTCATAATTTATTGTCTATACATGTAAAAAAAACCAGATTCTTCCTGTAGGGCGCCAGCAGCTGCTTCATTGCCGCAAGAGTCTGCCCGGTGGTCACAAAGTCATCAAAGACGATGATGTTGGGTTCCTTGGGCAGCACATTCAGGTCGAAGACGGCATTAACGCGCTGGCGTGTGCGGCATGTGGCCACATCCTCATAAAAAGGAATAGCCAGGGACTCAGCGATGCGCTCACTGATGAGCGTTGCGAAGTTCCTGGCCTTATGTCTGCGCTTGGGTGATGTGCAGATGCACCAACCGCCCTTGTCAAGGTTATGGCCTATCGTCTCACAGATGGCAGGGACGATGTTTGTGGCACAGAACTCCACCATGTCAGGGTCCGCCTTGATGTCGGTCAAGGTGCGGCCATGAACCGTCTTGTGCCAGATGGAGATGAAGTTGACATCACTTCGGCGCGTCATTCTGAGCCTGTAGGAGAAGTCACACCGTGCTTCGACTGACTTGTCCCATGACCTGCGCTGCTGCACAGCGAACAGGTCTTTAGGCTGTGGTGGCTGGTCAAGATCGGTCAAAAGGGCGGAGAGCTGCGCGGATTCCGGCACATCCGTCAAGAGCCCATCGGCGACACTCTCCATACCTGTTTAGATCTTAGTTACCGGTGCCACTACCTCCGCCCTGAGCGGCGTTGGCAGCAGCAACCACCGACGAATAGACGTCACCATCCTCGGTCTCGACTACGCCCTCATAGAAGGGAGCGGCCAGCTCGTCTGTCACCTCGACGTTGATCGTCGTGCCGGCGGGCGACGTGCCCTGTCCGCTGTCCTGGTTGACCGTGGACTTGGTGGGCCACTTGTCATTGCCGACAACGCGGAAGTTGCCAGCCATGTCCTCAACGATGTACACGTTGTCGGAGTTGTTCACGTAGCCAGCTGCGCCGGTAGCCTCCTCATCCACGCCGTTGTGCATGAGCACGAGCTTGTTGAGCTGGGTCTGGCTGGGAGCCTCGCCCTGGGGCTCGCTGGTGAGCTGCGACTTGTCGGGGTTGATGTCCACATACTGGAACTTGGCACCTTCCACCAGCTCGAAATCGCCGGTGTACTTGGCCGAAGTGGGGCGTCCCATGGTGTCACGGGGCAGCGTGGGCCACTTCGCGATCAGGTTCTTGTTGCAGTAGTACGCACGGCGACGGATACCCGGATACTGGGGCATACCGTCACACCATGCGAGCGACTTCTGCAGCGCGGTTGTACATTCTCTCATTGTATCGATTGTCAATTAAAGGTTCAACATGCGATTAACCGCCGTTACCGGGAGTTTCAGGAACATTGAAGTCACTCATCAGTTCGATAGCCGACGACAACTTAACCACCTTCATGAAGCGGTAGTCCAGGGTGCGCAGCTGCACACCGAAGAACATCTTGGCGGCCAGCGTGAAGGTATCGACATCCATGCGCAGCACCTCAAGCGTCTCGAGGTCGCTCATGTTGTCGAAGCCCACGATCATGTTCATCTTGGGAGTGATGATCATGTACTCGCTGCCTGCCAGAGCGGGCAGCGGCGCAAAGGTCATGCGGCGGTTGGTTCCCTCGATGTAGGGCTGGTTGTACTGCTCGTTGTAGGGCAGCGCAGGATGGGTCAGCTGGTAGCCCTCGTTGTAGAGGTCAACCAGAGCCGGGTCGCAGTAGAGGAAGCGCTGCTGCTTACGCAGGCGCGGGTCAAGATTGAACTCCAGATACTTCAGCAGGTCAACCACATTGGCCGAGTCGATGGTGTCGGAGATCTCCACCAGGTTATTGTTGGCAGCACTGATATTGCTGGCAGTGATTTCCTTAGCGATGATGGTGATGAAACCGTCAAACAGGTCCATGGTGGTGTCGCCATCAGCGTCACGCACCGCGTTGGCAAGTGCCAGCTCGAGGTGTTCGCCGGCGATGGCCATCACCTGGCTGAGGATGAGCTTTGCCATCTCGCTGCGGGCCTGGCCCTGCCCGAGAACGGCAGCGTTCTCGCCGAGCAAGGTCTGGGCGAAAGCGTTAGGCTCGAAGTCCTGGTTCATAGCACCGAAGTTGATGGGCAACTCACGGAAGGTGATGTCGGTCGAACCCTCACCGCGCTTGTTGGGCGCATAGGGGTAGAACTGGGCTTCCGTGCTCACGCCACCCAGATACTGGTTGGTGCGGCAACCGGGCATAGGGGTCAGGAACTTCATGCTGTCGCTCATGGAGAGCACCGGCATCTTCAGCAGCGTTTTGTGCCACTTCTTGGCCGCCTGCTTCCAATCTTCCTCACTGGGGAGGATATTGATAAGATGATTTGCCATAGCTTACTTCTTGAGATTGTCGAGCATCTTCTGAGCCTCTGCCATCTCATCGCAGTAGCTCTTCAGCTCGGGGTTAGTGTCATCGGTGGTCTCGTCGCCACCCTCATTGTTCACCTGCTTCGATTCGGCGGCGGGCTTCTTGCCCAGCTCGGCGATCTTGGCATCCTTGGACGCAATCTCGTCCTTGAGCTTCTGGATCTCCTTATCGCGGCTGGCTACGTTCTGGTTGGCCTCATCCAGCTTGCCCTGCAAGTCCTTCAGGTGGTCGTCCAGTTTGCCCAGCTGCTCATCGGTAAGCTCAACTTTGCCGCCCTCGTCACACTCAAGGGTTGCGAGCGCGAGCACGGCGGCGATAAAAGCAAAAGTCTTCTTCATTGTGCTTAATACTTGGTTTGTTGTTTCACTGTGGTTAGGGTAAAGTCCCCTCAAGAACTCCTTCAGTCTGGAGACAAGGCCACGCTCGTCGGCATCTTCTTCCATGGGAACATCTGGCACGGGTATGCCTTCAGCCGCCAGGAACTCCTTCACTTCAGCCGTCATTACCGGCTTCTCATCCTCGGGCAGGTCGGTCACCTCGTTGACGAAGCCCCAGTCCAGGGCTTCCTCTGCAGTGAGCCATCCGCCCTCCTTCATCAAAGCGAGCAGGTCAGCCTGGTCCTTCTTGCATCGCGCGGCATAGCCCTTGGCGATGGTGAGGTCTATCTTGTTGAGATCTTTCTTGGTCTTTTCGCACTCCTGGATAAACTCGTCGAGTTTGTCCGCGTTCATCTGATCCCAGACGAACACGAACTGGCTGCACTTGTGCACCAGGTACATCGCATTGCGGTCGATGGTCACGCTCTTGGCACCCAGCGAGGCGATGGTGGCCGCGCTGGCGTTCATGCCCTCGTAGTGAACGTGGACGTTGCCATGGCGGGCGAAGGCGGCGCTCACGCTCAGGGCGGTGGCCACACTGCCGCCAAGCGAGTTGATGAGCACGTGCACTTCCTCGTCCTTATATTTCTCCAGGATATAATCGACGTAGTTGCTGTCGAAGTTCCAGCCTCCGACATATCCCTTCAGATACAGATGGTATGATTTTCTCTTTGCCATAATATCACGGTTTTCCACAAAATTACCATAGATAATGTGCTGTAGAAAAGACTCCAAGAGCCTATCTTTCCAGCGGAATGAGCGCTTTGAAGCACTGGAACTCCACTGTTACCGTCTTGATGGCACGATCACCACCAGGCTCACCGGTCGAGTTCTGCACCTTCACGGTCGGGTATGGCGGTTCCCGCCGTCCGATCAGGAACCAGTCGCCGCTGGCTTGCTGCACCATCCACAGCATTCCTGCAGGCGGAACGTCCTCACACGTCATGAACGTGAGGGTGGCTTTCTCGACACGGCCGTTATTGCTGTGTTCCTCAACGGCCTGGCATGAGCCTACACCGTGCAATGGCATCTGCGTGCCATCGACGAACACCGACACTGGGATGCCAGCCACGTATGAGCTCATGATCTGGGCAGGAACGTCACCCGGGTTGAGGTACCGCACATCGACGATGCCCGGCAGGTTGTAGTAGTCTTGTTGCATAGTTCAGTTGTCAGTTATGGTTTGTTACAGTTTGTGCGTTTAGTTACACCTTGTTGAGGTTTGTTATTTTCTCGACCTCAATTCTACGTTAAAGTCTGTTAAATCTGACGTTTTGACGGCTTATGGCCTTTACGGTAGGCTTTTCGCTGCCGGAAGAACATCTGCCTGATGGCCTCCCAGGATTTCTCTTCGTGCTCGATGCCGTGACGTGTCATCCAGTCGTAGATGGAGTTAGTGATGGGCAGCGACAGCTTCTCCACGCGGTACAGGTCATCCCAGAGCTGCACGCGAAAGCGCACCATGATCACGTGCTTCAGGATATCCTGGGCGTCCTGGCTGAGCACACACCAGTAGGGGGCAGGCTTGCTTTTGAAATCGGGCACGGCGATGGCCACCTGGCCCTCCTTGCGCATGGCAGGCTTCTCGTCCTCGCCCAGCTTGTCCAGCATCATCTCCAGCACATCGTTCTCGGCACTGCCCCTGGGGAAGCGCACCACGCCCTGAGCGTCGCCCCAGTCGTGCAGGACCCACTCGGTAAGGTATTTCGGAAGTGTGAGGTAGATATTCATGCTCGGTAACGGAATTCGATAGCGCAAAGATACTAATTTCTTCACTTTCAGGTGCTAATTACTTGCACAAAAATGTGCAGCAACTTGATATAAAAGTTTCACTCGGGGTGGTCTTTAGTATCGAAAAAAACTGTGCAATCGTACGGACTACCCAACATGAAACACCTAATTAATTGTGCGTCAGTGCGTTAGTGAGCGCACACTTTTTGCACGATTTTCGGGCCCCGTACAGTTGCACAGTACGTACAAACCTGCACTTTTTTTTTCGGGAAATCGTGCGGCCGTAAGTTGCTGATTTTCGGCAACTTTCCCCCTCTCCGTACTATTGCACTCTTTTTTTTACCTTTGAATCAAGTTAAAAAGTAAAAATAAAAAAAATATGAATATATCGCCAACTTGGCGGCAGCGGCAAGCCTTGTTTATGCATGGAGTCCCCGAACAACCTCCTATCAATCAAGAAGATACAAGCGGTGGCGGCGGTACCGGGTAGGGCGCAGCGCCCCCGCTCCCCCACGGCTGGAGGCTTGTGGCCGTACATGTGTACGCCTGCACTATGTTATGCGCTTGAAGAAGGGGTCCGGGGTTCCGACGGGTAAACCCTATAGGGAAGGGGCCCCGCGTCTCACGACGCAAGGCCCCGGTCATCAAAAAAAATGTTGTCTCTTTAGATACTATCGCCTGTAACGCATTGCCCATCCATGGCGGCCGCCAGGCGCGTATATGACCTTGAAGCCGGCATCGAGCATGAGCTTGGCCACCTGGCCCTCGAGAGGCTCGATCATATCCTGGATCTCGCTCTCGATCTGCTCTGTCGTCTTGAGCATGACACCTTCGCCTGCTTCCTCCACCGGCTCAAACTGCATGAGGTAAGCACTCAGCACGGCCACCAGCGGCCCGTAAGCATCCTGATCAGTCGGTAACATGGTCACCTCCTTTCCTGCGCTGGTTCTCCTTGCGCATCTCGATATATGCACCGATGGCGTCATACAGCACATCGATGTCGCTCATGTCGTCCAGCCAGATCGTGTCGTCCGGCGTTTTGAAGCCGTTGTCCTGGTCGCGCCACTCGATATGGATGCGGCAGGCCTCAGGCACGGTGTGATCCTCCAGGTCACGGATGCTCTCAATCGTCACATCGATGTGGCCACGTCCCTCGAAGCGGGTGGTCATCATCTTCAGTCCGTCGGTATTCATACTGCAGCCACCCCCTTTCTCGCTGTCATGCGGGTCATGCCCCGGTAGTCACTGTTGATTTGCCAGCGGTCGCCGTCCCAGTTCTGGAACTGGCGGTTACCCAGGAACTCGCCCAGGTAGTCCCACTTGTTGATTCTCTCATTGAAGGCCTGCACCGTCAAGCGCTTGCGCTGGCTGGTGGCCATGGTGTCGCCCATGCGCCTTATCTCGGGGAACGTGCATTCAGTGTCCACCACAATCTTGCGACCGTTGAGCAGCTGGAAATGATGCTTCTTGGTGTTGTTCATACTGCCTCACCTCCTTCCTCCTGGCCGAAGTCGATAGTACCCGACTCCTGCTTATCCATGTCAATCTCCCCGGCGAGCTCAGCAAGATAGACCACTGCCGCCTTGGGCTGGGAGGTTTGGTTGGTGGGGTCACCGCAATAGATGGTGATCTGGCAATGGCCTGGGACACCGGAATAAGGCTCTACGACAAGGCCTCGAGCCCTTGACTTGGCATACTTGCGGTCCAGCAATCGGCAATGGTCCTTGATGGCCTTGATTAGATCCTGAGTGGGCTTCTTGCCTTTGATAAGGCGATGCTTGAAACGCAATGCGTACAATGCCGCTTCTTCTCCTTTACGGTTCGAAGCCTTGTAGGTCACTACCTCGGTGCAGAAATAGATCTTCATGCCGCACCTCCTTTCTTCTTGTCCCTGGCGACCTTCAGCTGGCAAAGGCGGCAATAGGATTGATAGCCGCTGCCCTTGGCGTTGAACATGCGCAGAGGCTTGTAGCAGTCGCAGCAGGAGCAGCGCTTCTTTTCGGGCTGGATCTCGTTCTGCACCATGCCGGTCATGTTCTGCTTGATGGTACATGCTCGGCCATCGTCAGTTGTAAACTCACCGTGGCCATGGAAGGTGCCCAGGTATTGCCATTCGCCTGTGATGGTCAGGCCCTGCTTGCCGGGCACAAACATGCACACGTTGATGTCGCCATGCTTGGTAGCGGTAGCATCCCCATACTGCAGGGCATCTTCTCGGGAGCCTTCCATCTCGTGAATCTCCTTGAGGTTCACATAAAACTTGAACTTCATACCTCAGCACCTCCTTCCTGGTCCTCGCGTTCTTGGCGGGCTGCAGCACGGTTGTCATCCACTTGCTTGATGTACTTGTCGCGCAGTTCCTCCATGAGACTGTTGTAGTGTTCACAGATGGCCTTGCGCTCGTCGGTTGCGATCTGAGCGCGGTCATTGAAGCGGCCTTCAGCATCGGCAAGTCTCATAATCTCCTGGCGGGAGAGGCCGATGCGCTGCGCTTCCAGGTTGCTGATGCGGGTGGTGAAGTCGTCAAGGTCGCCCATGCCCTCGGTCGGGGCATCGAGGCGCAAGGCGTGGCGCAGGTCGGCACGCTTATCCTTCAGGTGCTCAATCTGCGTCTTGAGGTTGAGACGCTGCAGGGCGAACTGCTCTTTGATGGTCGTGCGCTCCAGCTGGTAGGCGTTCTTGATGATGCGGTAGCGCTCATCCACCTCGTGCAGTTCCTGGGCCTTTTTGTTCATCAAGGCTTGACGGGCACGGGAATATTCAGCCTCTGTGCGTTGATTGCGTACTGCAGCCGGGCTGGTCCAGTCGTTTTGCTGAATGTTGCCGGTGTTCATAACTGCTCACCTCCTTTCTTGATGTCGATGACCAAAGTGACGGCCAGGTGCAGCACCCATACCAGGACTGCCATGGCGGTCATGGAGGTGTGCTGCCCGCTGATGAGCCAGCAGAACAGGCAGATCATGGCCATTGAGGCCAGCAGGATGTTGATTCTTGTGGTAAATAACTTCAGCAGCGCCTTGGCCGCTGCTGTGGCCAGCGCCTCGATGGGCGCACTCTCTCGGTTGATTTGAATGGTTGTGTTCATAACACTTGATGTTGATAGCGATAGGCAGAATATAAAAACGGCTGCCAGTTCCGTTGCTATCAACATCAAGTGTCATCTCCGAGGGAGCGCCTTTTATGTTACGGAATGGCAGCCTTCTATCGGCTGGTTTTCGGGCATAAAAATAGCCCGAAGCAGATTCGAGCGGATAACCGACGCTCAGGCGGCGATGACAAACATCGATGTTGATAGCGCTGCAAATGTACGGCGAAAAAAAATTACCCGCCAAATTTTTGACAGGAAATTTTCAGAAAAATGCTGCAAAACATGTTTTCGGCAGGGTCAAGACAGATTAATTACCACTCTTGTCACTGTCTTCATCTTCCTGTGGCCTTTTCTTCATCATCTCAGGAACCTTGCCTAGGACATATATAATCAAGACAGCAGTAATTGTTGCGCCAAAAACAACAATGGCGACATTATCATGTCCCATGATAGCCAAAGCTAATGCTACAAGGGCAAAGAAAACAGCAAGACCGCATCCATACATTTGTCCACGGTTTTGCTTTCTACATCTTTGCTTAAGCATATCGTCTTCCATGTGATGGCGATGATCTTGTTCCTTCGTGGCCATGTTAATAATTATATTGGCAGCACCTGGTTGGGCCTCCTCATAGCCCTTGAGCAAATCAGGATGAGGCAACGGTCCCGAAAAGACGCTTCTTTCCATGTGGACTATTGCCATGACCTTCGCCTTTTTCTCATCAGGCAAGCCGTCCAATAATTCTGCCAACTCCTCAGCCTCCTTCTCTGCCCCAACAGGAACAACTTTTTTATCATCGGGGCTCTGAAGTTCTCCTTCTGCCGGAACGACAGGCTGTTTCTTGTTATCCTCTTCCATTATACAAGTGCTTTCTCTCGGCTATATGCCTCCATTGAACGACGGATATCCCGGCCAACTTTTTCCCAGTCCGATGCGATGGCGCGACCATCATAGCGACGTGAGCGGGGACGTTCTTTTGTGATTTCTATTCCCAAAATGCTCAGCACGCCATCAATAAAGTCGCGGTCAAAATTGCGACGAATCGAGACGACACGCAGGTGTCTCTGTTTTAGTGTACTGCTCATTTTAAATCGGTTGGTTAATAAAGGTTGATAATGTTTGTCTAACTTTTGGTACTGCAAAAATAAGTCCAAATCATCACAAAAGCAAATTTTTGTGTTAAAACTTGCTAAAACATGCCGTAAAGCATATTATTAGAACGACTTAAAAAGCGCCCCGCGCCAGGGCTGTTGGCACGGGACGCAGCAGGGAGCGGATGATTGAAGCAATTAGAAATGTCTTTCTCTAGATCGTGTCGGCGGCGGCACGGATGCGGTCGGACAGGTCATAGAGTGCAGCCTGCAGCTGCTTCGCCTCCTCGGGCGAGAACTCGTCCTTGCCGCCGTTGCCGTTGATGCCGTCCATCTTGTGATACAGCCAGGAACTCGACTTGCCGAAGTATCGGCGCGCTATGTCCCTCCATGTGATAGACAACAGGATGTCACTTAATCTCATCTTCATAGTTGTCTGGCCATTGATAGTTTCTGTCTTCATAAAGCTAATAGAATCGATAAGTTAATAATAAATTGTGTTGGTTGGCCATTCTAAAAAAGATCATTTAAAGACCCCCACCGCTCGTGGCAGGGGTCGGATGATTACTCATCCCCTGGAGGCATTTCGACTAATTTGTCGAACAGCTGTTGAGCGTACCAGAGCAGTTCGTCATATCCATTCGGATAGGCTCGCCGCAGGTTTCTAATCGCTTCAATCAACTCGAGCTCCTCAGCATTTAAATGATCTCTTGCCATAAGTACTTGTTTTATGACACTGCAAAGATAATACGATTTTTCGTATTACACAAGCTTTTGTACGATTTTTCGTATTAAATAACGTTAAAAAAATCCCGCAGGAGGGCATTCCCACGGGATAGCAGCCTGCGAGCAGGCCTTGAGATCTTTTAAATGCACCGCAAAATTGGGGAAGATATTGTAAATGCACAACATGTTTTGCCAGAAAAATGACAAAACATGCTGAAAAACATAAAAATCAGGGGAAATTTTCCCGAAATTTCCTCAATTTTCCGTGAAAATTCCGTGAGATTCCGCGTTATTTTCCGTGAAAACTACCGATTAAGCAGGTTTGAATCTGCTTATTTGCGCTTGATGACCATGCCAGTCAGCCCAAATGAGGCTAAGAACAGCACACTAATCACGCTGGTAGTTTAATCTGGTCTTGAACCATATCCACTAAATGTCGTAAAAAAGATAGGTATTCTGGCTCATGGCAACCCGCTTCTACAAGAACCCCATCAATTTTCAATGTAATCTCAGCATGGCACTCACGCCTTGTTGGAATTATTTCTATCTGAATAGATTTTGATGTTTTTAGCCTTATGCCTCTCACCAATTTTGCTATCAGCTCTACGGTGCCGCTAAACACATCTCCCTCTGTCCTAGGTCTATCCTTAATCCATTGAAGGAATCGTTCGTATCCTTCAATAACAGGCCGTATAACAGAAATTCCAGTTTCAGGATCGCCGCTGGACTGAACAACCAACTCAAAAGCAGATGGAGATAAAGAACCGTCTTCGTCATAGAACGAAGGTGAGTAAATGGCTCTTAATAAAGTTTCATCGTCATCGACTTTTCTGGTATTCTGGCTCTTTTGCATTTACGATTGATTTCATCAAGTTCAACACCTGTAAGCTATCAAAGGGGACTTCACTTTCGCCTCTGAGCGTTTCATCTTCAATGAAATAGGAAAACGTATCAGGCCCGACAACTATTCCAGCCAATATATTCTTCCCTTTGTAATTGATGAAGACGTCACCATTTACGCCCGGGGCTATTTGCCACAACTTGAAATTCCAACCGTCCAATTTACGCTCGGCTATTGACTTGACATTTTCTATAGCTTGAATATTAACAGGAACCGCTCCACGGCCATCCCACCCTTGATGAAGCCTACGGAAGGAATCCAATTTCACCTGTAATTTTGCCATAGAAAGCGCTACTGGATTTACCACTGATGTAATGGACGTATCGTCATCCATGCCAAACATTCCAACTCCCTTGGGCACATCAACCAGCTCAATGAGATTCTCTGAAGCAATCTCATCAAAGGAATTGGAAGTCATGTCCCAATTATTGGGCTTAAATGTTCCAAAAGTCGTAAATGTAAAAAGTTCTAGCAGCATATCAGATTAATATTGTGGCTTTAATTCTCGAATTAAATCCTCTTTTAATAGTGACATAAAGACTTTCTTCTCACACAGGTGGACTGATTCGATATCATTAAGCAAGTCTTTCAAACCGAGATTCGCTCCCTCATACAACTTAAAGGTATCTATGTCAATCACTGAACCTTCACTTGATTGCCATGTAGCATTTGGTGAATATTGTACAGTGCTAGCAATACCATCAACCTCTACCTCGGTCTGTATGTTCAGTTTACGAGGTTGGTATTTGTCAGAAAGACTGAAATTAATATTAATCTTATTTGAGATATCGCCTTCAAAGAAATTGATATATCGCAGTCCCAATCTTGAAATCTTGCCGATAAAATCAAAGCATGAAGTTGTGATTTCGTAAAACAAGGTAGAAAAGTCTTGCCATCCTATATACGGAATTTTAGAATTCATTGACATCATTTGTGCACCAATCTGCAAAGTGCAATTTTCCCCCTCAACACGATAAAGCGGCTTGAATTTTAATGAAGGATCTTTTTGAATGATATCAGGTGGCATTTGAGATATCGGTAAAGATAAAACTTTTCCTTTAAATTTTTCCTGCACTTTACCATATATGAGAGCAAACACTACATTAGGGTTCAATTGGGTATCAAAACGAACCTCTATTATAGCGTCTACAATTGGACATTTCTCAAGTGACTTTGGTAATTGTGTCATAATTCTCAGTGTTTAAAGCGATTTCTTCATGCTGGGCGATACTTCGCCATGCAAAGGTAAGTAATTATTTTTATTTATTTATTTATTTGCGTTGTAAATGTACATTTTTGGCTGTAAATTTACACTCACGGCTGTAAATTTACACAAATACCGTGCCAATCTGTCAATGGATGTTAAATTTTTAGCCTGGTATTCGGATTTGTTTCCGAAATCGGTTTCGGGAACAAAATGCCAGCGTTTTCGGCGCTGGGACCGTGATGGAACGGCGGCACGTTTCGTTAATTTTTGTTGCTTTGAAGCTATCAAAAATTCTCAAGGCTGCAAAACAGCCGTTTAGGGGATTAACAAGGGGAATTTTCCCCTTGTTTCGCTCGGAAGAGCCCCCGCCCGCCCTGCGCTGCGCCTGCGCCCGACCCTCTGTAGCTTTAGCGGAATATGTGAACGGGTGTTAAAATCGTGCAGGCGAGCGAGGCCGAGCCAGCCGAAGCGCGGTGATGCGCCTGGCGCGCGAGCGTCTGGGGCATCAAGGGTGACGTGCAGCTGCCACCATGCCTCATCGATGGGCGGTGCTGCAGGAGTGTGGCCAGCGTAACGGAGTGTCAGCGTAATGCGGCCGTGGGCGACGTGAGCGCACCGCACCCCGATCACCATGGCGGGCTTGCCTCACTATAGCGTGAGCGAGGCATGAAGCTCAAGCTACAGAGAGGAGAGCCGGGCATGGCGGGTTGCGGTGGAAGAAGCGAGCCCAAGCCCTCAGCCGGATGCAGCGATAACGCAGTGGGCTGGAGCATCACGCAGGCAGCACGGCCCATCGAGAAGCTGCCCGATGCTGTGGGTGACAGCGTCGGGCAGCGACTTGATTCAAATGCACCTCCTAACTATTATGATGAAACACGTTGAGTCACTTCTTGAGTCTGCGATGGATGAAGAATATAATCACCAGGGCAATGATGACTGCAGGGACGATGTAGAACCAGGGAGGGACGGGATGAGCGACAGCAACGACATCACTGGACCTCGCTTCATTGGTGGTGTTATCAGATGCAGTCCTGGTAGAGTCATCTATCTGAACTGTCTGCACCACCGTCCTCTCTGCAGCTGTACCGCTGGAGATGTTGGCACGGCGGGCCTTGAGGAGCACCGGCACCTGGCCGTTGCTTCTCGATGGGGCAACACCCCGCTGTGCCAAGGATGCCGTATCGGGCAGGAGGGGAAGCAGTTCGTCCTGCCCGACGGGCAACCATAGCTCCAGGCTATCGAGTGAAATGGTGAATGAGCGGTCAAAGCGCTGCTGCTCGATGGCGGCGAGATCCTGTCTGGAGGTCGTGACAGCTTCGGCTGTTGCGGTCTCCTGGACGGATGAGGATTTCGTGCTCCTGCAGGAGTTCATGAACAGGGGCAGCACGAGGCAAGCGAGTATCACGAGCACGATAAAGACGATGCTCAGGAAGCATGATTTGTAGCGGTCATCATTCATAGCTGTAGTTATTTACAATTTTATTCCGGAATAATATTTACCACCACGGCATGTGGTCTTGACCCTACGGTTTGCCCTGCGTGTTGTGTAGCTCACATGGATCCAATCTGGGCGTCCATTGGCGTCTGGGTACTCGCAGATGATCTGGTCAAACTCAATCCCGCTCTGGAGCAGGCAACGAAGCAGTTTCATGTTGTCCTCACGGCTGTCACTTACGGTTCGGATGTCGGCAGCTTCGCCCTGCATATGCTGTGAGGTCTTGGATGCGCCAGGCGTTGCAGCGTTGACCTTTGGCGAACGATAGCCACTGGATACGATTATTGGCGCACCGAACTTCTCACGCAATGGGTCCAGGACATTATCGACAAGCGCATTGAGGCGCCTGGTAATCTCGGGCGTCGGCGTGTTGTCGATGCCCAACTTGGCCGCCGTGCGGCTCTTAGTCAGTTCTCGGATCGTGAAGTGTTTCATCGTTATCAGGATTATAGGGAGGTTGATGGTTGTGGCGGCGGTCCTCGTAGGTCTTGAACCGGTAGTGGTAATCTACCCCGACGAGTGATCCGGCGAACGTGCAACATTCGCCGAAGGCCACCAGCACCGAGTTGTGGATTTCGCCTTGCGGGTCGATGAAGAAGCCGCAGAACAGCAGGATGAGGCCTGCGGCGACCAGCACGATCGCTATGCCGAGCTGGATATTGAGTTTTATTTCCGGAGTCAGTCTGTTCATATAGCGAAATTACCCTGCTTTTGAGACCCGCTAAAAGACAGAAAAACAACGATGGCCACTCTCACGAGCAGCCACCGTCTAAGCAATTTTTAATCCAAAAGTCATTACATGTTACATATCAGTTCTTTCCAATTCGTCAACTATTGGCAAGAATCATGCCACCTGGACATAGATGCCCACGAGATCAGCGGGTGTGATATCCATGTCTAGAACTTATAATCCAGCGGTCAAACTTTGGGCGGTCAACGCCAGCTTCACCGGATAGCCGGTTGTGATGTCGTATTGCTCCACGGCCTCGATGGTGTCGAGGGCCATTGTTATTAATCCGTTGTAATCTATCTTCATTTCATATTTGTTTTAGTCATAATATCTGGCAAAATGATATTTTCATTCACAGCATCTTCATTATTTCGTCCGACATGCTCATTTCCTAATTGAAGGATATTTTATATGCATAACCAGACGCGCCTTTGTAAGTTGTCATAATGAATGCGTTATCATAAATATCAAACCCCTCTGGCTCAAATCTAACACCCATATCCAAAGGCACATGAGTCAAGACAACACCAGACGCATAGTCAATAGCAATAATTCCCGCCTCATGGTCTGGATATAGACCATAGACCAGATAAAGTTTGCCGTTGCGTATGCAGCCGTCTTGGACACCCCAATGGAACGGAATATTATGTACACACTTATATCCATCGATTTTTACGTTCCCATCCGCAAGCCTTGGCAGGTCACACACCTTAATCTGAATTGCATTCTCAACACCGCTAACGTCAGCTGTCTCTCTGGATTGTTGCGAGTACCCCCAGACAATGAGGGTATTACTCTCTGGGTCAACCGCTGCATCTGGCAGGTAAGGACTTGACGGGTAGGCAGGGAGTGTAATCGTCTGCTCAAGTTTGAGCGATGATACTGAACTCGGCTCAAGAGCGGTTGCGCCAGACGACGTTGTCACCCTATACACATACACCTTGCATTGAGTGCTGCTCTCCCCCATGTCGCTTACATACAACAACGGGAATAAGTCTGTTGACGTGTACCTCTGGCTCCCGAAAGTTGCAGTCCCTGCGTGGTTGTTGCTTGCGATGGCGTCGCTGCGGCTAACCACTTTCACATAGGCATTGGTCTTTAGTGAGTACAGCTCAACGTATTCCGTCCCTTGGTAGAATTGGAATAGGGTATCTCCGTATATTGCCGCTCCCTGCCTCCCATTTGTGAGGGACGTTCTCAAAGAGAATAAGGACTTTTGCCTATACCTATAGGTAGAGTCCAAATTGATTCTCTCTCCAGCGTATGCCTTGTTAGTCTCTCCGGACTCAGAACTTGCATCCTTACCAAGGATTCTATTGATTTCTTGCTTTGTGTACCCGGAACTAGAGTCAAAGCCGATGTTCAGATTTTTATCAACAACAAAGAATCCTTCCTCTTCGGTCTCAATAATGCGTCCATCCCAGGAAGAGTCATCTCCACTCAAGTCATAAGTGACGCCGTTGATTATAAGTGTTCTTGTCTCGTTCATAATCAAGTAAAATTATAACGCGCTACATTATATTTGTGGTTTGCAAGTGCCTCTGCCTCTGATATTTCTCTGTCATAACTACGCACGGCATAGAGCAACCTCTCCCCCGTTGCATGTAGGATGTCGCTTGCTTTCGCAATTGTGCTATAGTATATCTCAATCTGTGCAGTATCTACAAGCACCCCGTCAATGTATAACTTAAATGTGCTACTGGTGCTTTCCAATGCTCTCACAAGATGAAAAGTGTGTGGTGCGGTATAGTCAACTGCGTTGTTTGCATTGGCCATCTCATCAAACAACCATGCCCTATTGTTTCTAACGTACACCCCTGCGGTTTTACTCCCGTTAGTGCCTAGATGAATTTGTATCTTTCCGTTGGCCTCACTGCCATAGTCGGCATATAAGGGAGTGTCTTGTGTTGCGTTCCAACCAGAGACCTTTGCCACAATCTCCAATGTCCATGTATATAACCCATCAACCATCGCACCGCAAGCGGCTCTGCTAGATACCTGCATAGAATCGGAAGAGCCAGAGTTGAGCGAAATATAATTGTTGAGGTATGAGCCGTTAAGTGTAATCGTTGTGGTTGATTTCTTATCTGTAAGAGTCGCACCACCTGCTCCGTAGGCATCATAATCATGCGTGAGTCCGTTTTGAGTTGGAACATCATCGCCACCGCCCTGCCCCTTGAGGGTGACTTGACCCAGACCACTCTGACTATAATCGGCATCGCCCAAAATTATTGCTAATCCCATAATATTATCTATTTAATATCAATAAAATGTTTACCGTTTTGATAAGCCACCGCCAAAATTGAGTGTCAACGTCTTGGTGTTTGCGTCATAACTCACATCAATATCTTTCTGTTGCAATGCAGTGTCGGCCTTTTCTAATGATGTTTGGATGGCACCCGCTAGTTTGCCCAAAGGAATATCCCCCGCCAGGTCGCTTGCGGGGATGCCAGTTTCGGGCTTGGTGTACTTGGCGGCGATGGCCGTGTTCAGCCCGGCGATGATGCCGGCAAGCGTTTCTGTATCCTCTACACTGTCGAGGAATGCGACAATCTCCCTGAACGTGTCGATGGCATCGGTGACATCATCCGCGCCCATCATGGTATCAATGGCAGCTTGAATCCGGGCAATAGCTCTGTTGACAGCATCGCTTGTCGCATAGCCGTTCAGCGCGCCCGGCTGCAATGCGGTCGCACCGGCGGCAGCACCAGCGCGTATCTGGGCCAAGTCGCCAATCGCCTCTTGCTTGGCGTTCCAATTGGCGATGATCGCTTGGGTGATGCCAGCGGCTGGCGATGCGCTGAATATCGGGTCGGTCTCCTCACCGATGCCGCCACCGCCCTGAGCAGTCAGCGACAGGAACACAGCACCGTCGAGCCACTGAGTGCCGGTTTCGAACTCCGCTCCAGGGACGATGCCAGCCTCGGCCGTCAGGTCAACGATGTTGACCGCGTCCTTCTGCTTGAAGCGCATGGGGTTCCCGTCGTCATCGCGGCACAGTACCGTCAAGGCGTATTTGCCAACTTGCACGGTGCCTTTGTCTTCCACGATGGCAACGTTGCCCTCCATTGTGGCGTTGAACTCATACACCTTGCTCCCTCTGGTGAACAGCACCTTGACAGGGAAGTTCGGGTTGGGCACGAAGTCCTCGACCTGCTTGTCGACCACGCCCTCCACGCTGGTTATCTTGACGACCTGCAGCGCGATGCCCAGCCTCAGCAGGTTCCCTTGTACTATCGGTATTACAGTCATAGCGTTATTATGTTGTTATTGTTAGTTATCACTCAAATGTAGTTCAGCGGCAATCTCGCCCAGACGGAGCTTGAAATAGTCGGCCAACACCACATGTCCCGCTGCGGTTGGGTGAACACCGTCTTTGAGTTCTACCGTGCAGTTGTTGTAGAAGTCAACGATGGGCAAACCAAACGAGTTGGCGATATTTGTTATAGGGGTCACCAAGTCGCCAATCTCGTCGAAGAAATCGTCCGCATCATGATATGTGGCATTCGGCGGAATGCAGACCACTACAACCGCGTTTTTCTTTTTGTTTTTTAGAATATGTTCCAACGCCTTGCAATAAGCACCGTAGAAGCTTGTCAACGCAGTGTCACCCATGCTGCCTATCTCAGCAAATTCTGGCTGGTATCTTGGAGCTTTCTCATAACACCTAATCCTATCAATGTCGTTTGTACCGAACATTAGCGTAATCAAGTCATATTGAGACAAATCAACACCATAAGGTCCTCTTGCGCTTACACCTGATGCGATAGTAACCATCCCATCTGGGTCAAGAAGCTCGTAAGCAAAACTCCTCTGAGGTGTCTCTACTCTGGAGGTTGTGATTTTGCCGTCGTTGTTAGGGTCGTAGTTATATGCACCATTATAGAGCATCAACATACCGGAAACACCCGCGTTGGTAAACGCACCGTTATTAGCGGGGTTCATGCCAAGTTCTTGAGCCGCAAGATAGCAATAGCGCTGGTTAAGGTAAGGTCCACCTGACCAACTGTCTGAAACATGCGTGATGCTGTCACCAAAGGCGATGTATTTCTTTCCGCTCCAGTAGGCATAATCAGGTTCTGGCGGTGTGGGCTCATCACCACCGCCTCCGTTGCGGATTGACGCGAACAGGTCATTAGTCTTGCGGATGAAGTCAGCCGCATTGTCGCTGCTGGTGACATCCTCAAGCTCGTTGTTGTTCTCAGCGTCGATTGCGGCTTTGACGCGGGAAATCACCGTGCTGGCGTTGGGGTCAGCACCGAGTGTGTCAACCCCTTTATTCTGCTCCTCGATGGCTGTGTTGATTCGGCTCACCACAGTTCCAGCGTTGTCGTTATTTGTTAAGTCGGTTGCCATTGCTTATTCCTCGTAAAACTTTTCTTTAGCAAGACCGATATATCCTTTCCACGCATCATAATAAGCGTCCCTACAACCAGTCGGCACATAAACAGAACCAATCATGTACTTTTTATTGTTATTGGATTGATTTTGGTTACCAAACCAAATCAAACTTGGGATCGAACTGATGTTTGGAACCGTCCTACTCTTGCAGTGTAGCTTAACGCTCGCATTATCAGTTAACCAGAAGAATGTCTCGATATTCGTCACGTTGCTAGTGTCAAACTCGCCTATCGTCAATTTTGTCAGACTAAAGTTTGTATTATCAGGTGACAAGTGGAACATGTGAGCAATGTCCATCGTGTTTGGAGCGTTTTCGTTTACGTTTTTGGTGCTGATTCCACTGATGTCAATCTCTTCAAGTTTCTTGCAAGAAGCAAACATGCCGTGCAAATTCGCAACATTCGGAGCATACCATGTCGAAGCATCGAATTTCGTGATATTAGATGCCTTGTATAAGAACGCATAGAGACTAGTAAGTGACGGCATATTCCAGCCGATGGCTTCTAATGAAATAAGTGAGGAGCAGTTTTCAAACATACTGGCAAGGCTTGTCACGCTGCCAGTGACCACAAGACCTTTGAACTGCGTGAGCGCCGTACAGCCACTGAATGCGCTTGCGAGGGTCGAACCCGTAAACTTGGCCCCGCCGAAATCAATGCTCACTATCTTGGTTTTGTCGCTGAATGACATGCTGTTAATCGAAGTGATGCCGCTTGCGCTACCGCTATATGTTTCATCTCCGTTTGACGTGGAGCAGGTGATGGTTGTGCCTCCAATGGTGGCAGTCACACCGCTCTCGCTCGCCTTTACTGTGACTGTGCCCGTGCACGCCGTCGCCTCGATGATGAGGTCATCGGTGAGAAGCGCGAGCGCTTCAGCCGTGATGGTCAGCGTGCCGTCGCTGAAAGCATAGCCTGTGGCATTGTTGCTGCCTCCATACTTGTACTTGACCACGCCACCGCTCTTGACGATGAGGTCATTGTTCGACGCTGCCCCTTGAATCACTGTGAGCGCCTTACTGAATGCTGCTGCCGTGTTGAGAGTTTCCTCGTAATAGCCGAATGGGTTGTTGCTTGACGATTCGCCTGTCGGCGGAGTGTAGTTGAGCAGCTTATAGACCACCTTCTTTGACGCAACAGCAGCCGCGGTACCCGAAAGGTCTACAGACTGACTTGTCGCATCTGTGCTGGAAACGGTGATGGTGCCCGAATGAGTGCCTGCCGCTGATGGGGCGTATGTCACAGTGACAGTGGCGTCCACACTGCCATTAGTAGGCGACAACGAGTTTGGACTGACTTCGAACAGGTTATTACTTGAGGAAAGCTGGATGTCACCCGTCAGGTTGCTGCCCTGCACGGTGAAGGTCTTGCTTTGCGTTTGGCCAGCGGTGGCGTTGAACGCCAGCGAGGTCGGATCAACGTCAAACGACGGGGTGGGCGTCGGCTCATCGCCACCACCCTGTTGTGAGTAGGTCGCGGTGATTGCAACTGACCTGCTGATGTTATCATCGCCAGTTCCGTAGCTCGAAATGGAAAGCGTACCACTTTCTCCGTTCGTGTTTGTGCCGAAATAGTACACCGTTACGCTCGTTCCGTTATTAGCATTGGCAGCGGTAACTAAGGTTTGAGTGGCCAAACCATCTGTTCTCAATGCAAAACCAGTACCGCTGACAACGACTTTCAGTTGCTGGGTGAGGTTACTGCCCTTGATTGTGATGGTCTTGCTCACCCCGTTGCCGGTGTTAGTACCGACATCAATCGTGCTGCCGTTAGCGACCGCTACGCCATCGACATAAACAGTGAGCGATGGGTCGCTAGTCGGCGTGTCGCCGCCACTACTGCCGCCATCGTTGTCTGGCCATGTGAACTGGCTGGCGATAGGCGCAAGCAACGTGTCGCTCGGTCTGCCGTTGGTAAATGCGAGATTGGCAAGCCACGTCTTGGTAAGCGAGTACAGTATCGAGCGCAAAGCCTCGACTCTGATTTGGATAGCTCGGTACACATCATCAGACATAGGCATTCCGCCGCCACTAGGCATGTTCTCGGTCAGGTCGGAGACTTCCACCATCTCACCCTCTTGGCCGTCAGGGACCCAGGCATATTTTTTTCCTGTATAGAAGTTGGTATAGACTACGCTTTGAGAAGGAGAGATCGGTAAAAACACTCGTGGTTGTACACGATTCCATATCATCTTTTGCTCAGGATCCCAATAGCTGCCGCCCACGGGACACGAGCCAGCATCTGGGCCGTCCAGTCCCGCACCCATACCGTAGAGCAATACCGGATGCTCGCAGCCAACGACGATACGTCCGTTTTCGGAATCGATATGGGCAACTTCATTTTCAAACTTGGAGGTAAAAGTCTGCTGCCAGTCCTGGATATTTCGGATGGTCGATTCGAGACTAATAAGCTTCGACTTGTCCTCTGCTGTCATCAGTCCGGCATCCGTACTGGTGGCAGCCACAAAGGTCACCTGGTCAACAGTGTCATCATGCTTCTTGAAGTTGAGCGTGACGGCTGAGGGTGTTTTCGTGGTGTACAGATCCTTCAGGCGCTTGTTGTAGGCTACGTCCAAATGGTATTTGTCTATGGCGGTCAAGAGGCCTGCAAAAGTGGTTGTGGCACCAGGCAGGTTGATTGAATGGGTTTCATGACCATGCTGCTTCAATAACAGCTGGAGGTCGCGGTCTGTCTGTTCGTATGTAAATGAGTCGACGACATTGGCTTCAGAGGCAGTGAGCGCATTTTGCGCAGCCTGCCTGGCCGTCTCTGCATTGGCTTCCGCTTCTGACACACGAGCGATGAGGTCTGTCGCCTCGCTCGTATTGATCTGGCTGAGGGCTCCGATCATGTTCGCGATGTGCTGAAGGATCGAGCCAAGGCCTTCGGGCGTGATGCTGTTAGGAGACGTCTGTGCGCGAAACGCCGAGATCATCCGAGTGATGTTGCTGATATCCATAATTCTCTATATTAAATTTTCCACGAATTTACGCACAGGCCTGGAGCTGCGAAAAGACAGGGCAGGCGACGGTAACTTCATGGCGGCAGGCGTGGTGTGTTGTCGGTTTCTCCGCTCGCCGCCAGGCGAGGGTGTTCAAGATGACCAAGCGGAAAAGGAACACAGATGAGCGTTAGGGTGCTTGGCGGGCCCCCATTTCTAGGCTCTGCTGGGTCACGAAAAGAGCCGAGCGTCTCCCGACGTCCGGCTCCCGATCATAGTAGTATTAATTACCCATTTATTAACCCTTTAAATCTTTTTATCATGAAGAAAAAATCAAAACTTTTGTTTGTTTTACGCCCTTCCCGGGCCGGGTGATGTCTGGACGGCGTGCATCCCTGCAGGCCTGTCCATCTTATGAAAGAAAATTATTACGCTTTTTTGATGCTTTGCAGGCAGGGGGAGAGTCGAACTCCCCTGGTTTTTAAACACCCCTTGGGGGTGTGTTTGCTTTTTGAGAAATCAAACATTTAACACACTTTTGTTTATTAACGGTTACTATATATACCTGTCTGCCTTGCCACATTATTGACCTATGAATTAACACCTCCTTTCTTCTTGAAGTAATACGGCATTCTGACTTTAACGGGACGCTCAGCGACCATATCGATGATCTGCTTCCTCACCCGTTTCTGCATCTTGAGAGGCAGATCTTCAAACCTCGGGCCCTTCTGGTTCATGTTTTTCCCTTTTCTTGATACGGAAAACAACAACTTTCATAACCTTCAGGTCTTGCAGGATGGCGACCAGTGCCACAATCAGGCCAGGCCAAGAGGCCAGGATCAATGCCAGCATCAGCAGCAGCTGGCCAAGGTCGATTTCCTCTTGTGTGTGGTTATGGATGATGAGCCACACCCATATCAGGAGGACGATTACACAGCCTACCAGGTAGGCGATCAATAAGGTACTCATAACTCATTATATTTTTGGTTTAACGATTGCCATTCTTCTCTCATCGCATCACGCAACGCAATAACTACTGATGGATAGCGGTACACTGGAAACGAGGCACTGCTTTTGGGAGTGGTTACTTTTACTGCAGCTCGCTGATCGGTGGGGTCCATGTTTTCGACGACCGACAGGAACTCGTCGCTTTCCTCGATGCGCTTTTTCAGCTCGAGAGCCTTGTCAAGTATCTCGCCTGTCATGGGCGGCCTCCTTTCTCTGCCCACTTGAGGATGCCGTCTATAGTCCTGTCCTTGCACTTGTTGCTGTCGAACAGCAGCTGCTCCTTATCGTTATCCAGGACACGGTAAAGTTTGACGTCAAAAACATTCGACAACACTACCGCATCATAGATGGCAGCTCTAGTGGTCGGCCGCTCTTCATATAGGTCAGAGTCCGGCGAGACGAAATGGAATTTTTTCTGTTTACTCATGTTTTGCTTTAGTTCTATTGTTCGGTGCCTGCTGCTGCAGATACCATGGTTTCTTTAATGTACATTCTCGCTTAGCCTTGGGCTGATCGCTTGCATCGCTGGCTGCAATCGCTTCCGGCTTTTCATACTCTCGCTTCTGGTTACGCTTCACGCCCATGGCGCTGACCAGCTTGTAGATGGACTCCGGCTTCCTGCCGAAGCGCCGGGCGATTTCATTGACGTGGAGCCCGTCTTGATAGAGATGGACAATCTCGTTCTTTTCTTCTTCAGTGTAGGCTTTTCTCATCTTGTTCGTTATTACTACTGTTTTCGGCGTGGGGGGGGGAGGAGGAAGGTCAGGAGGCGGCGTTGGGCCGGTCTTGATGATTCGCTTGAGCCCGGCAGGAGTACCGTCTTCCATCTCAAGCCCAAGGTCAATGACTTCTTCCCGAAGCGCGCCCATCTCCTCCAGGGACTCGCCTGGAGAGGTTATTGGTAAGCCTGGATGAGGTACATGCACCTCTGGCTCTTCCCCGTTAAGGATATCTTCCACCTGCAGCATCGCCTTGAGGATGGCCATGTACACCGGTATGGGCAGGCCATCGCCCTCAACGTCACCACAAAGGATCTCTCCGAGACAAATGCCGCTTTTCTTCTCGTCGTCTTGATAATAATTTATCTTGAATGTTACTCTCGTTTCCATAATTTCTCATTTTATTATTTCAAATCTTTCAGGGAAAACCTCTAATGCTCTCAAAAATCGCTCTGCTTCTTCCCTTGTGTAAAATGCGCTCGCGAGGATGTATGAAGTGAACATTATTCTACCCCCATGGACAACATTACCGCTAAGCCTCAGATACGCATTATAGTAGAATCTCGAGAGCAGGCCATTTCTTCTGACAAAATATCTAACTTCTTTGCGAGTCAGCTTGCCTTTAAGGTCATAGTGTCGCCAATCCACTTTTTGAACAACTTTGAATTTCATCTACAACTACAACCTCCTTTCTGTTCCAATGTTTTAGGTGCATAGCACCATGATAAGACATCAGTAAAACGACATTCACCGCCGATAGGTCCTTCATCAGGATATATGATAAATGTATCTTCATCAAGATTCGGACGTCGGCGAATCTTCCCGGAAAACATATATAAACCAGAAAAAAGTAGGATAATCTCTTTGTTCAGCCGAGCTTTTCTAAGATCTTCCGGATTCCGATTGAACTTAAGTTTTGTATCGTCCTTGAGTGTAATTATGATTTCCATGCTTCACTCCTCCTTTCTGTCACACCAAAATTCAATGGAATATGCTCGAGAGAGCCATAAAACAGCGATGTAATAAACGGTAGCCTTCTTCTTTTCGTAATTGTTCACATCACCCACGAAGTCAATTTCATTACTTCGGCCAATCACAACATCAGGAAGAAGATATATGTCACGATAGTTGAGATTTTCTGATTTAAATTTATCCTTTTTAAACCTTACATTGTAGATATTCATACCTCACCTCCTTTCAAGTGTATTTTACAGGAACCACTTCCGGGTTCTCCAGCGTCCACATGAGAAGCTTGACAACTGCAACGAGCAGGTCAGACGAAGTAAATACTTTGACAAAAGCATCTTCATCATCCACATATCCTATAAGATAGGATTCAGCACGGCAACTATATCTTAGAGTAAAACTTCCATAAGAAGTAGATTTAGGCACTTGGTCAAGCAGTAATGAGAGCGTGAATGCCGGCGCATAGAATAAGTTTGAGTTCGGCCTATACTCTTCAAGAACGGCAATCGGGCGACCTACTTCTGATGTCAGCCTCCACATCATGTCCGGCTTTACATTGAGACCAGCCTTGATGAGCGCTTCTGAATCATGTTTATCTGTTGCCCGCTTCATGATTGGCCTCCTTCCTTGAACTTAATGATAAAAACCTTCTTGCCCTTAGGAGCGCCCCATTCAGGTCGGCCATATCCATCAGTGATGGCTTTAATTTCCTTAGTCATCGTCTCGCGTGTGTAACCTAAGTGACAACACACATGAGTGAAATTGTCAATTAAAAGAGGATCCACTAAACGGATGCAGCGCTCACAATCAATGTCTCTAGGCTTGTTGCATGTACCATGTCTGTGAGAATAGCACAGCCTTTTAATCCAAAAAGGCTTGATGTCGCGGTACTCTTCGGTTTTCTCGCCACGCTCGATCATCCGATACCACTTCTCTTTGAGATGCAAATGTAAAATCATATCTCACCTTGTTTTTGAAGTTGTATTACCATATTTTCTAATGCCTTGCGAATATCTTCATTCACACAGAGATACCTCTCTGCGGGATCTCCGCTCGTACCGTATGAAATCCTAACCATGCCATCAACAAAACGTATCTGTAAAACTGACCCGCACGGCTGGACACCAATTTCTTTAGGCAGAAGACCTATAAGATCATCCGTTGTTCCGAATGGATTGAATACAAAATTGCCTATACGCAGGTTGCAGCCTTGCAGGTCGCAGATCTGCTTACACTTCTTGGCGACCTTAGGACACGAAAGCGGGATGCACCCACTGCCCTTGTTGATGCAATCCGAGCACATTACATCCTCGAAATTTGCATACGTTCGATAATCGATAGATTTTGACATAACTTTGGATTATTAAATTGTCGTTAGAATGGTTCTTGTAAAGCGTGCTCCGTGTCATAGATCGAGAAATATTCGATTCCTCCAGACTTGTCATCCCCACCGATGAAGCTCTCTCCAGGGTGGTCTGCAATCCAGCTGCGGAAGCTCTTTCCCTCCTTGTTGAGCCTTGACGGGTTGAAGTGGAATCCCTTGAATTGGCAATAGAAGATCAGGCGCTTCTTGAAGTTCGATGCAGTAATGCCGGTTTTTGCACCGGGGAAGTGGTCGTTGAAGTTGCCATACATTTCTCCACGCTGCTTGCGAGTGTTGATAACGAAACCCGTCGAATCGAAATACACCTCTGCCCATTGGTAGAGGCTTTCGCTCATTTGTTGGCGCAGCGTCCTCTGCATAATGTCGTGCATGGGCGGTAGGATCACGCCCTGGCCAGGTCGTGCCCAACCCTGCTGCATCGACGTGAAGTATAGGAATACACATTCAATCATCAGATTGAAGAACAGGTCCCACTGTTCCTGGCTCCAGTCATCAAAGAACTGGTGGCCGAACACATCCATTGGGTGGCGGGAATCGTTGAAGTAGTTCGAGAAACCGATATAGATGATACGCTCCAGGGAACTACGGCTTTCACTTCCATTGATGGCGTGGTTTGTCGCTATATATATCTTCGGCGACCGTTCCATGGGAATCGTGAAACGGCTGCCGCCTTTCACATTGACATTCAAGTCGCCAGTGATCGCCACATACAGGCGTTCGAAGTTGAAGTTCACAGGCACGTCATCAAAGAACACGTTGCGCGTGCGCATCGTCGTTTCCGTGAACATGAAGTCATCATCATTCTTCGTCTTGCGGCCGTCAATCTTTGCCTGGTCAACAATATAGCTCAGCGCTTTTCCGATGAGCGACTTACCTGTGCGGCCGTTGCTCTGTCCAACGTCACTCATCTCACCGTCCATGGCGATGACAGCCTTCAGTTCCGTCTGGAACTTGTAGTCCGACAGCAGGTAGCCGATGGCCGTCAGTTTATTAAGCAGGTGTTGGCTGAATTCCTTTTTCTCGATGGGTGATTGGGCGCCGCCCTTCTGCCACCAGAAATCAGAAGCATGGACCAGGAAGTTCAAGAAGTCACAACGCTTCCCCGATTCTGTAAAGTTGATTTTATATCCGCCAGTTTCCGGATCAGACTCCACGCTCTCGATGATGCCCACACGGTTGAATGTGCGTTTCACCACCCTGTGCTCCCACACAGTGGCGTCAATGATCTTGTCATGCTTGATGCCCTGAGGCGTCACAGTCACCATGCCGTTGCTGAAGTAGAATCGCTGCTGGAAAGGCTCGAACACATCGAAGTTGTCCTCAATCTTTTGCAGGCGTTCCAACTTGTCAGGGCCAAGCTCGCTGGTCAACCTTGCCGAGAAATGGTTGCGCACGACAGGATCTTTGGAGGTCATCTTGATATATTCCCACACGAAGTCCCTGATATCGCTGCCATAAGTGATTTGCGCCACACCTTCATCGATGTGTACAAAGCCGTTTTCCCCTGGAGCCATGTCATTCGTGTGGATGCGGTAGAAGCCAGCCTGTTCGATGAACTGGAGCGCTTCAAAGGTCTCCAGGGCCACAGTAATGCGTCCCGTGTTCTCGTTTTTATTCACGTTCCAGAACTCTTTATCGGCAATAACTTTGGAGGCAAGTTCTACCTTACCTTCATCAGTGACCTTGTAGCGGAAGCGATTAAACTTGAACAGTTTAAGCGGTTTCACGGCTGCTACATATTTCTCGAAGAAGGAGTCAATATCATTCAGCAGCCAGTAGTCCTGGATCTGGATATCGGAGCATGTGGAGATATTGAAGATTGAGCAGTAGGCCCCCACTCCATCATGGGCGTGGAGGGCAAAGTCTATATCCTTGGCCAGCTCATCCTCTTTGCCTTTGAGCATACCCACCAGCAGGTCGTCAACGCCTTTGTCACCACGTTCATTCTTATTGATGTGGCCGAAATAGATGTCAACGTTCACACCGATATTGTGCATCGATGCCACATACTTCTTGAACTTGATGGCCGCCTTAGAGAACATCCTCGGGCGGTAATCGACAGCTTCATCAGGATTCAACGACTTGCTCAAGTCGTCCCAATCGCTGTCGAAGAGCAGCACAACATTCTTCACGTTGCATCGCTGCACAATATACTGGAGATCCTGCGGCAGACCGCCTTCTTTTGATCCGATGTTGAAGATGCCTTGGATGGCCAGGCTCGGGATGCCATGCTTGCACGCCTTTTCAGCTTTCTTCTCTCCCTCCTGGATAACAAGAGTTTCTATTGGCAGGGATTTATTGTACAGGTCGCGCACCTTCTGCGGGATATAGAACCTGGTTGGTGCTCCAGCTGGAGACATGTATTTATTCTCCCTCGAGGATCCTTCAGGAGTATGCAAAGAGGGATTTGACCATCTGATTCTGATGTATGGCCTTAAAGCGCCACGCGCACCCCTGGTGGCATACTGTCCCATGGTACCATCAAGGTTGTAGTAGTAGATCAACATTTCATCATCTCCTGGATGAACGATGCCGGTCTTGTCAATGCTACCCCTACGCATTGCAGGCTCATATTTCTCAAGGCGTTCGCCTTTGACAATCTCCACCGTTTTGACCATCACGTCGTCAACTGTGAGACCTGAGGCTTCCAGCTGGCGTTCACAGAAGCTCTTGGCTATCTGTTTGCGGTGGGATTTGATGTTAGCGTCGCGCCGTTCTTTCTCGCTCATGATAAAGATGCCTGCGGCATCGGCAGTCATCTTGATGGCTTCGGGATATCTGCTTCTGTCCTCGTTGCACTGGTAATACATCGTTGCATCGAGGGCATTGTTCAAGGTGAAGCCACAGCTGAAGCACTTGGCTATATTCCTTCGCGAATTATGTGTCACGCACAGACCTTCACGCTTGCCAAATTTCCCGCATTTGGGGCATGGCACGTATGAGGTTGCCTTGGTACGGTCGGCGTCAGGGATGCAAGTCCTGATGTCGGCCTGCGCTTTCAGCAGGTTGACAGTATTATCGTCATAAAAATCACTCATTGGAATAGATGATTAGTTTCTGCGTATCTCACGAACTCAGCCCTAGAGTGAACGCCGATACGTATATAGGCATTGCGGATATGGTTGTTAACGGTATGTGCAGACAGGTAAAGCTGATCAGCGATCTCTTCCTTATTCAGTCCTTGGTGCCAGAGCTTCATGACACGCAGCTCTGCATCGCTCATCTTATGAGCGAACACAGGTCTGCAGACAACATTCTCCAGCTTGCATTCCCCACGGAGAGGGCATGGTACACACTCAAGATGGATGCGGCCAAAGGAATCGATATCAGCAGTTTTGTCAATGTTGCCGAAGTTGCACTTGATAAAACGCACGACGATTCGGTAACGATAAAAGGACATGTTGGGGATGCAACGCTCATATTCTTTCTTTAGAGCTGTGATTGCACCCGGATAGAATTGCTCGATCATCTCATAAATCGCAGAGATGATATCGCTATGTTCCTCGGTCAATTTCTCCGCCGTTCCGTCGGCGTAATGGAGCCACGCTTCATCATTGAAGGTGTAGAACTCGATATTTGATGGCATATCCATATTATTTTTCGCAAGTTTCAAGTTTATCAAATATCGTTTCTCCAAATATTTCCTCAATTTTGCACTTGTGCAATTCAGGAATTCTAGCAAGGCCTCTGAGCCAGTTCTGGATCGTGTACCGGGGGACCATGCAACCCTCACAGATCTTGTCATAGATGATCGGAATTTCATTCTTAGTGTGACGGTGAACGAAGTCATCGAGGGCCACTGAATCTTTACGAATTTCTGTAGTTTGTTCTGCCATAACTTTGTACTATTACATTTTTAGTTGTATATTTACAGCCGCAAATGTAAATATAAAGTTTGAAACTCAAACTAAAAAGATAAGTAATTCAAACTGATTTAGCAATTTTTAACCATTATAGTCTATGCTGCACATCGGAAATGAAATCAAAAAGGTAATTGAGGAAAACCATCTTGTAAAGCAGGAGGTGGCCGAAAAATTAGGAGTTAGTCCGACTTACTTGGCAAGAATGTTTAACATGGAGGACATGAAGTGTTCATCACTTGACAGGGTATGTAAAGTGATTGGACTTTCTGCTGCGCACATTTTCGAACAGGAAGGTTCAGTAAGTGTACAAAATGTTTCAGCCAACACGATTATCGGAGATGCCAGAACTGAGGTAAATGTCACTCCTCGTGAAATGGCCACCCTCCGAGAACTGCTGGCAGAAAAGGAGCGCACCATCCAGATCCTTATGGCTCAAATCGGGACAGTATCGGGACAACATGAATAAAAATTGGCCCTTTATCTGCCCTTTGTCATTGCTGATTACCAACAAGTTAGCGAACCTTGCCTGTGTTGAAACAATTCTTCTCACCCCGACTCAAGCAAGGAGGTTAATGCAATTTGCGTTAACCTCTATTTTTTTGCTTGATTGGAAAATTTGGCCATTTTGGACCCAAAATCGGCCTGTCAGTGTTCTTTTTCTCCATTA